AATGATGTATATGCTAAACCCTGCAAAGTCTGCAAAGGGTACTATCCTGGTGATTGCACGTGCGATCACGAAACATGTCCATGCGACGGTTGCATGATGCTACGTGGTGAAGAAGAATGAAAGCCCCGAGAATTTGTATGTGCGGAACCAGGATTAGTTCATCAGCGAATATCATTCGACTTCGATGTGCTCGGTGTTGTCGCCTGGCTCGAGAATTAAATAATCAATCCGCCACCGACGCCTCTTGAAGAAAAGGCCGATTCATCGTAAGCTTGAATCTCTGGCGACGATGCTCCTAAACTCCAGGTCCCGGTTGAGTACGCGATGGCTGCAACAGAGACAAAAGCGAGTCGAACGACTGGAGGCGTTCCGAGAAGTTGCTCCTTTGTGTCTTGTCCTTCTTCTGATTCATACCAGCGTTGGAAGCGAAGTTGTTGAGGTGAATAAGCCGACTCTGGTTGATCCGTCCAAAGTAAAGGGACGGTCACTTCGAGAATGTCTTCGAGAGGGAATTCATCTCCAGCATCCAGGGCTTCCCAAATTGGAAATATAGTTTCTTTGACTTCTTTGACTTGCTGTACGCGGTCGTCAAATGCTTGATACATTTGAGGGAGTTGGAATTGCATTTCCATCAAACCTGATTCGCCAATTCATATCCACGCTTGAGACGTTGCATGTAGACAAGCTCTTTCTCTTCAGACATTACACCAGCGATAAGTTGTCGGCAAGCTGGGATTCCAATGGAATCACCATCGATGAGATCTTGTTGTACTGTAGCAACGATTCGATAGCAATACAATTTGTCAACAGCTGTTGCTTCACCAGAGTCGAAACGTTGAGAGCGTTCGAGCTGTTGATATGCTGGATAAGGAATGTTTGAATTGGCAGTGAAGAACCGATACATCCCAAAGAGAATAGTCTCGAACTCGTATTTAGATCCCAACATACCGGGCCCTGTATTGTTTGGGTTTGGAAGTTGAATTGTTGCGACTGTGTTAATGTCCATTGGAACCGACGTAACGATGTCAAGAACTTGTATCGCTTGTTGTGGTGCTGAAGGGTCTAGTGTTTGAGGGTTAAACGTGTAGATACCTGGATCTTGTAGTCCGACACTAGTAGGGAAGAACGTAAGTGAATCTCTGGAGTACCCGCTCAAGTCAATTTGGGTCTCATGAAAGTAAACGCTAGTAGATGCCTGTTGCCATCCATTAAGGGGAGTCCATGTGCCTGCGACGTTATCCCATATACCAACTAAACTAGGGTGCATGGCGGCTAGACGTCGTTCTTTATTATTCATGCAAATCACCTCATCGTCTTAGCTAGTTTATGCGCCGCTTTTTGAGCTCGCTTGAATCCGTCTTTAGCCCACTTTCCTGACTTGAGTTTGTAATTTCCAGCGACTCGCTTGAAAGCCTTACCGTACTTGATAGAGTAAGCACTCGCTTTTCGTTTGACCTTCTTCTCAGCCGGGGCAAGAAGTTTACCAGCCGACTTAGCCACGCCAGTATTGACACCAGCACTTTCTAGCAACTCCTGAAGAAGTTTGCATGTTTTACAGGCCACATTAATCAACCTCAGTTGTCACTTGCCGTTGATTGGATCGCAATTGCCATCCAGTCCTTAGTCGATAGTTTGACAACACGGCATCGAATTCGAGCAGTGATGTAGACGACGGTTGTAGCGTTTGTTAGTGCTGAATCAGGACCTCCAGTGAGATACAATGCGTCATTGACGACAAGGAAGGCTTCTGACAAGTTTGCAGGGCCGAAGTTGTCGGGGTATAGGTCAGTGGTGTGTGTTGCGACGTTGTTGAGTTGATCGATGTTCAATCCACCTGATGCGACAAGGGAGTGATTGTCGCCTCGAACAAATAAAGCTCCAGGGTTGAGGTCAGTAAGTTGAGCACTGATCGCACCATTTGCTTGAAGCATTCTGAAAGCATCAGTTCCAAAGTCACTGCCGACCTGGTAGATGAAGTCAACCGATTCGATTGCAACAGCTTGGCCGGTTGGAACGTTAACGTATGCCGAGAGATCTATTGAACCAGAAACTCGAGTCCCTGATGCTGTTGCAGCAGGAAGAGCAATGGTTTCAGTCAGGTAAAAAGAGCCAGTCATTGATTTGGTCATACCCCTTCCAGTGCTCGACGGTGTATAAAGTAAGCCTAGTGTGTTTTTTTCACTTACAGGCCCTCAATCTTTGCGAGCGTAGCGAGTCAATCGGACTAATTACCATCCACCCCACCCACCTCCTATGACAACCAATACTATATTATTCCGCCGAGGGCTTTTTTATTTGAGATAGACTTATAACATTATTATTCTTAGGGCTGTTCATGGCGAATCAGTATTCGATAACCATAAGCAATGAGGCTGATGCTGTCTTAAAACGATGTCGTGACCATGGATTGAAGACCTCGCAGGTCATATCCGCAGCCATTGAACTCCTTCAGTTCGATGCTTTGGTTCAATGCTGCATCAGACAAAGACAATTGGCTGATTATTTGAAGTTGAAGTTTGGTGATGAAGAGTGATTAAAAGAATCGCACGTTGGATATTACGTCGAGAGATAAATGATCTGGAGCATGATTGGTGGCACGCTGGTGTTAATCAACAGCGATACGAACCAGAGACTTGCACTCATGGTCTCAAATCATTCTCATTGTATTGGCATGGAATCGAAGGTGAAGAAGAATGAGTGTTATCGGGCCTCGATGGACTTGCCCTTATTGTGGAACACATTATGAATACAAATCTCACGCTGTTCTTTGTTATGAGACGGTTTGTTTTACTCAAAAAGGTGAAGAAGAATGAATGATGTATATGCTAAACCCTGCAAAGTCTGCAAAGGGTACTATCCTGGTGATTGCACGTGCGATCACGAAACATGTCCATGCGACGGTTGCATGATGCTACGTGGTGAAGAAGAATGAAAGCCCC